TGTTTCTTATGGGCTTTATGAGCGTTCGTATGAGTCAAACATTAAGAATTCAACTGACATTGATGACATCGCCGCTAGAGAACTTAGCCTTCGTGCTACGCCTAGAGGCTCGCTTGAGACCATTACCTTTAGACTTGACAATCCCGACATGCCTAGCGTGTTGCTTGACCGCCTTATCGGGGTCTTTTTTGGTCAGCCAGTCCTTATCCAGAATCTTCCTTCTAACATGCTGGACGGCTCATTCGGTGGCTTTGTGGAAAACATAATCATGAACGCCACCCCGACTTTTGTCGATCTCACCCTCTATATTTCTGCCACACCATTCTCGTTGAGTTTATTACAATGGCAGACAATCACACCTGTTGACCTAACTTGGGCAGAGGTAAATGGTACACTTACTTGGACTAACGCGATCGGAGCTTTAACCTAATGGCAACTACAACTACTAACTTTGGGTTTGACATTCCACAGAGTTCAGACCTAGTTAAGGATGGCGCGACCGCGATCGCAGAGCTTGGTCAGGACATCGATACCAAGTTCGCAGGTCTGACAGTCAATGCCCAGACTGGCACTACCTATACAGCAGTCAAGGCAGATGGACTCAACGCTATTGTCACCATGGACAATGCCTCAGCCAATACCTTTTACATTCCAACAGATGCTACATACGCTTTCCCTACTGGCACTACTTTAATTGTGTACATGAAGGGTGCAGGAGTAACAACAATTACTGCAACAACTCCGGCAACAACTACAGTAGTCAGCGCAGGTGCAGTCATTGGCTCGCCTGTTTTGGCTCGTTACAAGTCAGCAGCTTGCATCAAGATCGCTGCTAACTCATGGATCGTTGTGGGTGCAGTTGCCTAATGCTCAATTCATTAGTGGGGATCATCGCCTCTAGCGGTGGCGCGGCATCGGCAGGTGCTTATGAGTCTATTGCTACTGCTACTGGTACAGGATCATCTGGAACAATTACATTCTCCAGCATCCCTAGCACTTACACATCGTTGCAATTTAGAATCATGGCTCGCCATACTACCAATACAGATCCAGGGCCTATTCAATTATTTTTAAGGGTTAATGCTGATACCACAAGCACAATTCCTTACCATTGGCTAGATGGTGATGGAACAAGCGCGACAGCAGTTGGAGATAATACTGCCACGCAAATGCGTATAGGTCTTTTATCTAACGCTAACTATTCTGCAAATAATATGGGCGTGACGATATTAGATATTCACGATTATACAAGCACTACTCGTAATAAAACTTTTAGGTCTTTCAGCGGTGTCAATAACAACGACACAACTCAAGGAGCCACCAGATTGTCATCTGGCGTATGGCTGAACACAGCCGCTATCACATCGATTACATTTTCAACCAATGCGGGTGCTAATTTCGCAACATCGACTGTTTTCGCACTATACGGAATTAAGGGAGCGTAAATGCCAGCAACATACGAGCCAATCGCTACCACGACTTTAGGTAGTGCAGCAACAACTATAACTTTCTCAAGTATCGCGGCTTCTTATACTGATCTAAGATTGGTGTTAGTTTCAAGCGATGGTGTTGGTTCTTCAATTACAATGCGTTTTAACAGCGATACAGGTTCAAATTATTCAAGAACAACCCTAAACGGAAATGGAACTTCTGCTGTAACAGCATCAACAAGTAATGCCACTTCAATAAACATTGCTCCCAATAATGCTACGGCTGGTCTTTTTGGGTTATACACAATAGATGTTTTTTCTTACGCTGGATCTACCAATAAAACTGTTTTATCAACAAATTCAGTCGATCAAAATGGAAGTGGACAGGTAGGAAGATTAGTAGGTCTATGGCGTAACACCGCTGCTATAACAACAATTACCCTTACAGACAGTTCTAATTTTGCCATAGGCACTACAGCCACACTATACGGAATCTTGAGGGCTTAACTATGCCAGTTACATACACACTTATCTCAAGCAATGTGCTAAGCAGTTCTGCTGCAAGCGTGACCTTTACATCAATTCCACAGACTTATACAGACTTAGTAGTAAGGCTTAGTGCGCGATGCGATGCGGCTTCTGTTGATAGAAGTCTAGGCATCCGACCTAATTCATTGACTACAGGTGATTCAAATACATCTTTGAGTGGTAACGGCTCTGCTGCAAGTAGTAGCAGGTCAACTTCAGATTTTGATGCAGGAAGATTTACAGGTGCGAATGCAACTGCTGACACTTTTGGCTCTGTGGAGATTTACATACCTAATTACACAGTAGCTCAAAACAAGCCTATGTCTGTTTTTGGTGTCGCAGAGACAAATGCACTAACAGTCACCATGCGCATTAATGCGTTGCTATGGTCAAATACAGCAGCAATTACTGAACTAAAGATCGACACAGACACAGCACCATTATTCGTAGCAGGTTCATCTTTCTATCTATACGGCATCAAGAACTCATAAGGAGCAACAATGACAACAGCAATCGAAGTAAACTGTGCAACAGGTGAGGTCATCGAGCGTCCATTGACAGCCGATGAGATCGCAGCCAATGAGGCAGCGGCAGCACAGGCAGAAGCAGATCGCCTAGCGGCAGAAGCAGAAGCAGCAACCAAGGCTGAGGCTAAGGCTGCACTACTGGCAAAGCTCGGCATTTCAGAAGAAGAAGCGAAACTTTTAATTGGATGAAGGTAAAACTCTCTAGAGCTGCTATCCAGTTAAGGGAGCAGATCGATGACTCATTCCCAGATCGTGACCGCACATCGGATGGTTGGATTGGTGATACCAGACACGCTGCTCGCAAGTCTGATCATAATCCAGATGAGCAAGGCTGGGTTCGTGCCATTGATGTCGATCGTGACCTGTTCAAGTCAAGCAAGCCCGACATCATGGGCGATCTTGCAGATCAGCTTCGTGCCTTATCAAAGTCAAAAGCAGACAAGCGTATTAGTTACATCATTTTCGATGGACGAATTTGCTCACCCATCCTTAACTGGAAGTGGCGAAAATACACAGGGGCTAACAAACACGTTAAGCACATGCATGTCTCGTTTAAGAAAGCGGCTGACAATGATGGTGCTTTTTATCAAGTATCTATGTTAGGTGGAGAATAATGAAGAACATGAAGAACCCTGTATATCTTGCAGCTGGAGCATTCCTAGCAGCATGGGCATCAAGCAACTTTGAGGCAGATTACCGCGCGATCCTGTGGGCTGTGCTATCAGGTGTATTCGGATATGCGAGCCCTAAAAAGTGACACAGACAGATTTCTTTCAGCTCTACATCGCTACGTTAGTGACGCTAGGTGGCTTGTCAGGCTTTGTCATTACTCATTTACTAACAGAGATTAAGCGACTCCACTCGCGTGTCGATGAGATCTATAACATCTTACTAGAGCGATAATTTTCTCATGGCAAGAAAAGCAACTAAGGCACTTGAGGAACAAGGCTACTCAAAGCTAGATGCTTATTGCATTGGGCTTTATGAATACTTCTGCTCTCTAAAGCGTGCAGGTTTCGCAGAAGATGTAGCGATGTTTATGATAACAGAGCCTCAAGCCTATCCACATTGGATCTTGCCTGATCCTGTAGAGCCAGAGAAGTTCGGCAATTATGAAGATGAGGATGACGATTAAGCGAATAGTCGTAGTTTCGGACTTACAAGTCCCTTACCATGACAGGGTTGCAACCCGTAACCTTGCAAGCTTTATTTCTAAGTTCAAGCCAGATCAAGTCGTAACCATTGGCGATGAGATCGATCTTCCACAGATTAGCAAGTGGGAAGAAGGGCGCATGGGCAGTTATGCCCAGACCCTAGATGATGACCGCAACGAGGCTGTGCAGCTTCTCTGGGACTTAGGCGTTACAGACTGCATCCGTAGCAATCACACAGACCGCTTGTATAACATCATCATGGCTAAAGTCCCTGCATTCGGGGCATTACCAGAGTTGCGCTTTGAGAAGTTTATGAAGTTCGATGAGCTTGGCATTACCTTCCACAAAAACCCTATGCCTATTGCGCCTAACTGGATTGCAGTACATGGAGACCACACACCCATCAAGCCACAGGGGGGCTTATCAGCCCTTGAGGCGGCTCGTAGACATGGAAAAAATGTCATCTCAGGTCACACGCACAGAGCAGGGCGTA